TGTTGGTAGACCATACTTTTCAAATAATAAAGCTGATGTAAGTTTATTATCACAAGTTAACATTGATGATCTTGTGTTAATCATAAATGCTTGTGAGTTTTGAAAAGAAGATATTAGAGACAAACCTGCCTCATCTTCTAAAGCACCACCTCTAACAATACAAACGGTATCTCTACCTACAAAGGTATGTTTACCATTTTTACCGTCATAGTTATATACGGTCAAGGTACTTTTATCTTCGTCTTTTTGTGTGATGATTGTAGTTTTAGTATTTACAATAATACATTTAATGCCTTTTTTCTTACACGCCTTTTGTATAAGATCAGCAGTTGTATTTTCTTTAGGGTCTTTAGAGTCAGCCACCGTGACCATAGCAATAGTCATAGGCTTATCTTTACGACCTATATCTGTCTCTGTAATAAATTCTTTAAACTTTGGTACTTCCATTGTCGCTATCTTTTACTTCCTCTTTTTTCTCGTCAACCTTTTTACCTATATTATATTTAGCTGATAGCGTCCACTCTTTTTTTTCTTTAAATGGTAATACTTTAATTTGACTTAATGGCGCCTTGTTTTCTACATTTGTTTTTTCAACTATATCAATTAAGTTCCAATCTTGTAATAAGATTGCTATTGTGTTTCTTCTTTGAATATCGTTCTCAACTAATGTGGCTTTTTTGCCATCTAAAGCAAATAATTCTTTAAAATGTGTTATAAAGTATTTACCTTGTTTGTGTAAAATATGACAAGATTGATATAATGTTTTATCTTTTCTGGATGCTACACCAATTCTTGTTAAAGTTTCTCTGACTTTTAGGAAGTCGTCTGGCTGTTTGATTGTAACCTCTAACATACTTTCAGGCGACCATTGTATTTCTTGTTCACTCATCTTTGTTTTCTCCCGCCCTTAAACAAGGACAACTTAATTTCTTCAATTTGTTTATCTGTTAATATGTTGAGAGCTTGTTTTGCTTTTTCATTACTATAGCCATAATACTCTTTTACATATTGTAAATTCTTCAATTTGGTAGATGATAACCATTTACCGCCAAATCGTTTTCTCTTTCGGATACTATTTATGAAAAAATGAAATTGTATTTTCTTTGAAAGAAAGTGAAAGCCGTTTATCTCATTAGCTTGAGCTATACAATCATAATGCATTGATAGGCATTTGTTAATTATATAAGGTGGGTACTTCTTTTCCCACATAATATCGTCTGTATCTAATAACTTCTCTTTGCTAAAATTTATAGCATTAAGATAATCTTTCAATTCGTACATTATTTTTTCTTGTGTTTATTGTGGCCCTTATGACTGCCCATATAGTAGTCACCTGGTTCATAATCCCAAACTTTTCCGTGGTGGCCTCTATAATCTGCCCACCACATTCTAGCTTTTACGATTAATATACGCCAAAATGTTTTTCTCGCCATTCTATCCTCACTTAAATTTACAACTTGCCATTATTTCTGTCAGACAAGCAACCATATTTATCTCCTGGTCAGCAACAAAAGCGGATTTATATTGATAGCCAGCTAAAATTAATATAGCTTGAGGCACAGACTTTGTATCTAAACTAGAATACAAAGAGTCATAGATTGTTTTAAATAAATGAGAAGGCTCTTTATCTAGGTTTTGAACAACCCACTTTCTCATATCATTAAACCTTTTGTCTTTTAATGACTTTGTGAGTTCTTTTATATTCTCATTTGACATACTAAACAAAATACCACTATCAATCTTACCTCTAACAGAATATCTTTGTAGTTCATTTAATATTCTTCTAAAGTCTGGATAGTGTTTTTGTATTAGTTCAGATAAGACTTTTTTCTCAAAATCAATCTTCTCATCTTTTAGAATACCCTCTACTCGTTTCATAAAGGCCATTGCCGTCTTTACTTTCTGACCATTTGTGATAGAAAAGTTAATTACGGTACAACGACTATGTAAAGCTGGTATAATCTTGTTTACAAAATTACAAGTAAATATAAATCTACAATTTTTGTAAAATGTTTCAATAAAGTTTCTTAAAGCAGGCTGAACACTATCAGCATTCATATAATCTGCCTCGTCAATTATGACAACTTTATGATTAGATTGTTCAGTAAGAGATACCGTTGAAGCAAAGTTTTTAATTTGATGTCTTAATGTATCAATATGACGGCCTTCGTCTGAACCATTGATTACAATATAGTCAGCACCAAGTTCTTCACATAAGGCCTTTGCTACGGTAGTTTTACCAATACCAGCACTACCAGATAATAGTAGATTAGGTATTTCTTTTTGTTTGATAAAGTTAGTAAATGTTTCTTTTAAGTCTTGTGTAAGAATACACTCACTAATAGTTTTAGGACGGTATTTTTCAACCCATAAAAAATCGGACATTTAAACCTCCCTTAAAATTCAGAGTCAGGTTCTAATGCTATCCAATATTGTACAGGTTTATTTCTATTTACAAAATGACTTATCTTTTGTTTAGAAATAGCAACATCATAATCATCCGATACCATTTTAAAGTTTTCTGCTTTAAAATAAGCTGTAAATGTTTTATCAGTTTCACCAACAGATATAGAATAATCATTTGACGATTTGTTCTTTTTATCTGTAGCAACTAATGTAATTGATTTACCATCACCTTTTACAGCGACATCTGGTAGATTTAATGTCATAACACCTTTTTGAAGTCTAGCAAAGTCATCTTTTTTTAAAGTAAAAGTAACTTCTTTATCTGGCATTGTGATGTTTTTAGTAGGCGCCACAATAACAGATTTGTCAGCAAAAAAGTATTTAATTGATTGTTTAGAATTGTTATCAGCAATCTGTACATTTGAACCACCATTAAAATTAAGAGAAGGCTTTTGAAATAACTCAACTGCTCTTAAAAATTCTGGTAGATCATATATAGCAAATTCGCTATCAAACTTTTCTGATATTTCAGCCTCAGCCAAAATATTTTTCATTGTTGAGATTGTTTGTACTTTATTTCCTGGCTTAACCAAAATGTTTTGATTAATGTCAGAGAAGTTTTTTAGTACAGCAACCGTATCACTTGATAGATTCATAATTTAATCACCTCTTTCATATTATAATTTAACATAGTATAGTTTATTTGTCAATGCTGTTAAGCATTGTTTCTGGATCAGAAACTTCGTAAGGGTCGTTGTCATCTGAAAAGTTGTTAAATCCAGGTTCTTCGTTTAATATTTCAACAACACCATCATTGATTAATGCCGAATATCTCCAACTTCTCATACCAAACCCTTGTTTAGGTTTAGCAACTAACATACCCATATTACTTGTAAATGTACCACAACCATCTGGTATCATCTTTACATTTTTTATACCTAGGTCTCTAGCCCAAGCATTCATAACAAAGGCGTCATTTACTGATATACAATAAACGTCATCAATGCCTTTGTCTTTAAATTTATCATACATTTCATCATAGAAAGGTAATTGTTGGCCTGAACAAGTTGGTGTAAAGGCACCAGGTAGACTAAACAATACTACTTTTTTACCCTTAAATAACTCATCTGTTGTTACATCTTTCCATTCACCACCGATAAATGTACAACCACCTTTTTCCTCTGAATCACCTACTCTAAATTTAAATGTGTGATTTTTAATTTTCATATTCATAATATATTTCCTTTAATTTTGGAGCGGCTAAGAGGTAACGCTCCTCTGTCTGTGAGTTGGTAACCCACCGTAATACTTTTATACGATAGCCGCATTTTGTAATATAACATAATACTAATCTAAAGTCAATGCTGGTTGATAGTTGGTAATTAATATTTCTTTACCTTTACCAGCACCCTTGCTTTTACTAGCATTTTGTTTATTAAACTCTTTTTCAATCCAAAAATATTCGTGTTTTGGAAACCAAGTCTCTAACTCTGGAAAGTCATAATAAGATAAAACAAACTTACCTTTTATACTTTTTAGTTTTTCCGCCAAGTCTTTATGTTGGTGTCTTTGAAAATCTTGTACATAGTAATCTTCCATTTTATAATATGGTGGATCACAATAGAATAGTGTATCATCATTGTCATACATATCAATAATGGTCTCAAATGATTCGTTATGTACTTGTGTGATACCTTGAATAAAATATAACCATTTCTTATTAGAAATCTTATCTATAAAATGTTGATACTTTGATTTATATTTACCTTTTAAATCTACAAATTTTGTTTTCTCGTTTAGTGTATCACCACTAAAACTTTGAGATTGTAAGTAAATATATTTTGTAGCCCTCTGTACATCACCTAATTCAAAGTCGGTGTTAAAAGGTATTAAGTCTGATTTAAACTGATTAAATAATTCTTTATTTTGTGGTTTATGTAATAGTAGTTCTTTTAAAAATGCTCTATCTTTATGTCTAGCACAATAAAATATATTGGCTATATCTTTATTAAAATCGTTATATACATTTATATGAGCCTGATCTATTTGATGATTGGCTACAAAGTATACCCAATAGGCACCACCAAATGGCTCAACATAAGTTATGTGTTTTGGAAAATGTCTGGCAATCCACTTTGCCTGAAACTTTTTACCACCTAGATAACTAAACATAAATTCATTATATATTAAAAAAGGCGGAAAGTCAATGCTCTCCGCCTTTTAGTATTAAGTTATTTTACCTCTATGGTTCTAGCTTTTTTGTGTTCTGGAATAACTCTTTCCATAGACACCACTAAAAGACCATCTTTTAACTCAGCACCTTTGATTTCAACATCATCAGCGATTGTAAAAGATTTAGTAAACATTCTTTTGGCAATACCTTTATGAAGTACGCCGTCATTGTCCTCAACCTCTTTTGTATCTTTGTCTTTTACAGACTTTACGGTCAGGACACTATTCTCAAAAGACACATCTATGTCCTTCTTACCATAGCCAGCAAGGGCAACCTGAATATCATAGGTATACTTACCTGTCTTAATGATATTGTAAGGTGGATAGTTAGGAACACTTGTAAAATCTGTATCTAACATATGTTCAAAATGATTGAACACATCATCAAATCCTACTGATAGTGGTCTTAATTGATTAAAAATTGAAATTGCTCTATTAGTCATTATAACTCCTTTTGTTAAGCAAGTTTATTTAAGTACAACCCATTATGGCGTTGTACAATTATTTATATAATCATTATTTTAATAATTACAAGTGGCTTTGATCAATTTCCAGGCCACCAATCTGGACTGCTTTGTTAAGGTCAAGCGTAACCTATAAATGGCAGTTTCTTTTGTCACGGAGTACAAACTGCCAAAGGTCACCGTTTTTGCGACACCGATAATTTCTTATCGTTGTTTTTACGCCATCAGGACTTACGAATAGCCTGACCATAATATATATACAACAAAAAGTGGCGTAAAATTCTTTAATAACCTCTACTTCTTAATAGCTTAGACTTTTTTTTCTTAACATTTGCTATACCTTCTTTTTTCTTTCTACGCTTTTTTTCAGAAGGTTTTTCAAAGTATTGTCTAGCTTTTAATTCTTTTAATAGACCGTCTTTTTGAGACTTCTTTTTTAAAACTCTCAAAGCTTGTTCTACATTACCATTTCTTACTTGAATTGTAATACTCAATTTAAATTTACCTCCTCTCCTATAAGTGTAATAGTGGTGGAGGGCACTACCCCTCCACCTAGGACTACACTATGTTTGATAGATTTAGATAACATCTTCGTCATCCGACTCACTATCTTTGTCGTTCTCTTTTTGAGCCTCAACATCAGCTTTTCTCTGATCTTCTATAATGTCTTCGACACTAGCGCCAGAGTCAACCTTTGTATATAACTCAACAAAAGAATTTTTTGTATCATCATCAAATCTGTTAGTACACATTTTAACAGCTTTCATCTTATTGTCAAAGATAGCATAAGCTTGAGTTATGTGAACCAATCTTCTAGTTGATATGATCTCATCAACACCACCCTCAAAATAGGTTTTTCTGATTACATCAGCCCAAGTTGTAAGTTTATCTATAAACTTGGCGTCTGATTTACCAGAAGCTTTTAAGGTGTTGTTAAGTATTTTTTTCTCAATAGCAACACTTGGATATTTCTGTTCAAAAGTCACAGGAAATCTTTCCAAAAATGCCTCGTTAAGAACATTGGTACCGATAAACTTACCGTCATCACTACCTTGCCCTTTAGTATTAGCAGTCGCTATCACATTGAAACCTTGAGCTGGTTTTACAAACTTGTTAATCTTTTTAACAAAGACACCAGAGCCTTCAAGGATTGGTTGTAAACACATAATCTTATTACTAGCTAAGTCAACCTCATCTAATAATAAAAGAGCGCCTCTTTCCATCGCCTCAATGACAGGACCATTTTGCCATACCGTTTGGCCATCTTTTAATCTATAGCCACCAAGTAGGTCGTCCTCGTCTGTTTCAATTGTAATATTAACCCTAATCAATTCTTTTTTGGCCTCGGCACAAGCTTGGGTAACACCCATAGTTTTACCGTTACCAGAAAGACCTGTAATAAACACAGGATAAAATTTATTAGATTTTATAATAGACTTAATATCTGGATAGTTACCAAAAGATACGAATATTGGATCTTTTTTAGGTACGATATTACCTGTCAAAGATGAAACAATATAAGCCGCCTCTTTTTTAGTTTCAACAGGCGTTAATATTTTTTCAGCTTCTTTATTAGGTGTTTCGTTTTTAACGACATCACCCTCAACTGGTAATTTAAATAAAGATTTACCAACTTTGTAATCTTTATTCTTAATCAACCATTGTGGAGCATACTTACAACCAAATTTAGCATTGGCTTTTTTCAACTCAACAACGGATAGAGTAGATTTACCAAACATCTTTTTAGCGTGGTTAACATACTCTTGTTGTTTAGCATTTAACATAGTGTATTGTCCTTTCTTTTTCATATTAAATATGGTACCATCCTATCAGGATTGGCGTAGAAGTCAAGCCTATAAAAAGCATTGTATTTACTATCATCTAGGCAACCTCCTCTATAAACTTGTTTAAAAGTGTTCTGGAAATGATTCTTCCTCTCATTGATTTACTGAATAATTGTTTAATCTTACCAGTTTTCATATTGTCATTTACATCAGATAAATCGGCATTCTCAACTTTCATAGTTTTACCATTGATTACAAAGTATTTGTTATAACCAGGTTTGGTAACTATGGCACACTTCTCTTTATTAAATTGTGATTTAATCTTGGTAATTTGTTCGTGTCTAGCATCCCAAGTTTTATATTTACTTCTATCAACAAATCTATCATAATCCCACGATCTAATTCTTTTAGCTAAATAAAAACCAATTGTATTAACACCGTGTTGTTCTTTTAAAACTTTCATTAATAAAGGCGTCACATTACCGTATAATTCTTTACCCATACTATATTGTTTTTTACCAATCTTTATAACAGGTGTACCTGAGTCAGCTTGTGATTGTTTTAAACCCTCTGTTGTATTCTCAATAGCATTAATATAATAATTACTATTTGAAGCACCATCTGTTAGAGTAATAAAAGTTAACTTCTCAATATTGTATTTCTTTTTAAACATTGGCACAAGTTTATTCATAACAACTAAAGATTCATTAAGAGGTGTAGTACCAAGATAAAATTCTGGAGGACTACCCATTTCGTCACCTCTATCTTCTCTATAATCACTTCTCATTCTGTTGTATCTATCCTCATATTCAATACCTAAATGATATAGATACATTAGAGACTCATCTAATTGTAATTTTTTCATTTTGTGGCTGGCAACATTAATTAAATGGAAGTTTTCAAACATACCATCACCGTGTTTATAGTTCCAAGAACCACCATATAAATCGTGTTTCATTTTTCTATCACCTACTTTATTACAATGTACTTCACTAGAAAATAGGTAAACTTCATAAGGTATATTAATCTTTTGGCAGAACCAAACTAAATTTAATAATTGATCAATCGTTTGTTTAATCACATCAGCCATAGAGCCCGACCAATCTAACAACATAATCATACCGTGATTTTTAGCGTCTGGTAAAATAGTTAACTTTTTAAATATATCATCATTATATTTGTAAGAAGATAATTTTAATGGGTCGATAACACCTGTTTTACTAGTAGTTGCTCTCTTGTAAGCAGTAGCAGATTTTTTCATTTCAAATTCTTTAACAAGATACATAACCGTTTTCTTATTATCATTTTTAAATTTATTGAAATCATTTTTTAACCAGTTTAGATATTTAATTCTTCTATCTTTATTCATAGATATATGTTTAAATCTAAATTCTCTCCAAGTCTCTACCCATTTTTTAGATGAATATATTACTTCATCTAAATTAGGTTCTGGTAAATTAATATAAGTAAATTTAGTATTAGTATCTAATAATTTTTCTTTTGCTAATTCATAAGTCTTATCAGTAATAGC